TTTCCTGCTTGGTTTTTGGGGCAGTATCCAGATAAGAAGGTGATCCAAACAGCCCACACTGCTGAGTTGGCAGTTGGCTTTGGTAGAAAAGTGCGTAACCTCATACAGTCAAAAGACTTTCAGAATGTTTTTAATGGCATTGAACTGTCTACAGACAGTAAAGCCGCAGGAAGATGGAACACAAACAAGCGTGGTGACTACTTTGCGATAGGTGTTGGTGGTGCTGTAACAGGTAAAGGTGCTGATATTCTAATAATTGATGACCCCCACTCGGAGCAGGAGGCACAATTAGGGCAGTACAACCCTGATGTCTACGACAAAGTGTACGAATGGTACACATCAGGACCTCGTCAGCGTCTACAACCAGGAGGTGCCATCATACTTGTGATGACCAGATGGTCAAAAAGAGACCTAACAGGGCAAATTATCAAGAGTATGTCCGAAAGAGAGGGTGCAGATGAGTGGGAAGTCATAGAATTACCTGCAATTATGCCTTCTGGTAAGGCATTATGGGGTGAATTTTGGAGTTTAGAGGAGTTAGAGAGCCTAAAAGCTGAATTACCTGTCGCAAAATGGAACGCACAGTACCAACAAGACCCCACATCCGAGGAAGGAGCGTTAATTAAGCGTGAATGGTGGCAAGAATGGACAGAAAATGAGCTACCACCCTGTGAATGCATCATTCAATCATGGGATACAGCGTTTTTAAAGACAGAAAGAAGTGATTATAGTGCCTGTACTACATGGGGAGTGTTCTATCACCACAAAGATGTGGATCAGAGCCGACCCCACCTCATCCTATTAGACGCATTTAAGGAAAAGCTAGAGTTTCCAGAGCTAAAACGTGCGGCATACGATAAATATTGGGAGTTTGAGCCAGATCAGATGATTGTAGAAGCAAAAGCGTCTGGTGCGCCGCTTGTTTTTGAGCTTAGAGCTATGGGAATACCTGTCACAGAGTTCACCCCCACTAGGGGTAACGATAAAATTGCAAGAGTAAACGCAGTTACTGACTTGTTTTCTAGTGGCAGTGTGTGGTATTATTCAGCTAGATGGTCTGATGAGGTTATCGAAGAATGTGCATCTTTTCCATCTGGTGAGCATGATGATTTAGTTGACAGCACCACACAGGCACTGTTAAGATTTCGTCAAGGTGGATGGGTTCGTGCTGAAAGAGACGATTGGGATGACGAGCCAAAATACAGGAGACCCGTAGAATACTACTAAGGAGCAGTTATGGCAGGATCAGCAGAAAGAAAAAAAAGTTTAGAAGAAAGTAGAAAAAGAGCAAAGGAGATAGACAAGACGGTAAATCGTGCGCCTTTTTCTCCAAAGGATGATGTTAAAGTATCACCAGGCTCTAAAGCAAGAAAAGATAAAAAAACAACACCAGGCACAACAAAACTTAATGAGGCACTAACGCCAAAGAAAGTTTCGCCAGGTTCTAAAGTTAGAAAAGAATCAAGAGACAATAAAGCGACACCCGTTAAACTTGTTAAAAAGACAACAGTAGATGCGGCTCCTGCAAAGAAATCAACTCCAAAAGGTCAGGCAGAAAAGGGTGCCAGTCCTTTAGAGGGAAAGCCAAGAAGTATAGCTGAGGCAAAAAGAAGAGGAGAGTTGTACTTCTTTGATAGTAAAGGTGTTAAGAAAATAGCCGCAACGGCAGCAGACCTAAAAAGAACAGGTCTTAGTCTACGAGAGTATGCAAATAAGTTTGCACCTAAGAAACAAACTAAGCAACACGCTGAATCACTAAAGGGTTTTGCCGCAAAGAAAAAACGTGGTGGTGGTGTAATGAAGAAGAAAAGCTACGCAGGTGGTGGTGCTATGAAAAAGAAGGGTATGGCTGCAGGTGGTAGAAATACCATGAAAAAGCAAATGATGCGTGGTGGCGGCATGGGTATGATGAAGAAGAAGATGTACGCTGGCGGTGGAGCCATGAAGAAAAAAGGATACGCTATCGGAGGTGCTATGAAAAAGAAAGGCATGAAGAGTGGCGGTAAGGTCATGAAGATGAGAGGTGGAGGACTAGCCACTAGAGGCACAAACTTCAGAATTAGATAATGGCTGTAGATAAAAACCTTGAACCCTTTGAGGTTGATGTCGAGGGTGATCCATCCGAATCAGAGTTAAAGGTAGAAGTAGTAAATCCAGATGCTGTGTCGATAGAGACAGAGGACGGGGGTGTTGTTGTAGACTTTGAAGGTAGTGCAACAGAAGAACTAATGGGTGCCGACCATAACTCTAACCTAGCAGAGCATATGGAAGAAGAAGACTTAGATGAGATGGCATCCGATCTAGTCAGCGATTTCGAATCAGATAGAACATCAAGAAAAGAATGGTCAAGGTCTTATGTAAAAGGTCTTGATCTTCTTGGTATGAAGATAGAAGAACGAACCCAACCTTGGGAAGGAGCTTCAGGAGTTTTTCATCCCTTACTCTCAGAAGCTATCGTTAGGTTTCAGGCGCAGGCAATGGGGGAAATATTTCCTGCGTCAGGACCTGTCCGAACAAAGATCGTAGGAAAACAAACAAAAGAAAAGAACGAACAGTCAAAGCGTGTAGAGCATGAGATGAACTATATGCTAACCGAAGAGATGACAGAGTATCGTGATGAAACAGAGCAGATGCTCTTTCGTTTACCTCTTGCAGGATCAGCATTTAAGAAAGTCTATTACGATCCAATAATGGAAAGACCATGTGCTATGTTTGTTCCTGCTGAAGACTTTGTAGTTTCTTATGGTGCGTCTGATCTTATGTCGTGTTCACGATACACCCACGTTATGAAGAAAACAGAAAATCAAGTTAGAGAACTACAGGTCAACGGATTTTATAGAGACGTAGAACTACCAGAACCAACAAGAGACGAATCAGACATACAAGAGAAGTATGATGAGATGGATGGCAGTGAAGCTGTCTATGACGATGACGATAGGTACACTATACTAGAGATGCACGTTGATCTAGAAATGCCAGAGCCTTTCGAAGATAAAGATGGTTTGGCACGACCCTATATAGTGACCATAGATAAGTCATCTAGAACAATACTATCGATTAGAAAGAACTGGTATGAAAGCGATGAAAAGAAAACTAAGCGACAGCATTTTATTCATTATAGATATCTTCCTAGCCTTGGGTTTTATGGTACAGGACTTATTCATCTTATTGGTGGGTTGGCTAAATCGGCTACGTCCATACTGCGTCAGCTTATTGATGCAGGTACTCTATCGAATCTACCTGCTGGTCTTAAAGCTCGTGGTCTTCGTATTAAAGGGGATGACTCGCCTCTCATGCCTGGTGAGTTCAGAGATGTCGATGTGCCTGGCGGTGCGATACGAGATTCCATTACGTTTATACCTTATAAAGAACCATCCTCAGTATTGTATCAGTTGTTGGGAAATATTGTCGAAGAGGGAAGAAGAATTGGGTCGATAGCTGATGTGCAAGTGGGTAACATGAACCCTAACGCTCCAGTGGGTACCACTCTAGCTTTGCTAGAAAGGTCGATGAAAGTTATGTCAGGAGTGCAGTCTAGACTTCACGCATCGCTAAAAAAAGAGCTAAGAATATTAGCAAAGTGCATACATGATTTCATGCCGTCTGACTATTCTTATGAGATAGAAGGTGACTTTTCTAGGACAAAAGATTTTGATGGCAGAATAGATGTGATACCTGTATCTGATCCTAACGCCTCTACAATGGCACAGAGGGTAACGCAGTATCAGTCAGCGTTGCAGTTAGCCCAACAAGCACCACAGCTATATGATATGGGGAAGCTACATAGACAGATGCTAGAAGTGTTAGGCATACAAGATGCTGATGATATTATAAAACTACCAGAAGATATAAAGCCTAAAGACCCTGTTGCAGAAAACATGGCTATAATGAAACAAGAGCCAGTGAAAGCGTTTAAGTATCAGGATCACGAGGCACATATAGCAGTACATAAAGCCGCAGCTGAAGACCCAAAGATAGCTCAAATCATAGGTCAGTCACCCTTTGCCGCAGCTATACAGAACTCTATGGCGGCTCACATAACTGAACACGTTGCATTTCAATATAGAAAAGAAATGGAGTTACAGTTAGGAACATCTCTACCAGATGAGGACAAGCCAATACCAGACAACGTAGAAGAACAGTTGTCTAAGCTAGTTGCTAAAGCATCAGAGAAAGTTTTGAACAACAGCAAAGCAGAGGTAGCTGATCAGCAAGCAAAAGAAGCACAGCAAAATCCACTTACAGTACTACAGCAAAAAGAAATGGCTCTAAAAGAAGCTGAGTTCGCTCACAAGAAAGAAATGGATATAGCTAAATTAAAAGTAGATGCTGAGCAAAAAGATAAAGATCAGAAAATAGAAGTTGCAAAAGTAGCTACAAAGGCAATATCTGATGAGCAGAAGAATAAAAGAGATCAAATAAAACAAGGAATACAAGAGGGCATAGACCTCGCTAGAGAGTTTGTAGATGAGTAGTGAAAGTATCTACGCACCTCTTCTAACAAAAGTTTTAGAGTATAAAGATGATATTAAAACTCATCTAACATCAGGTGG